AAGACACAAGCCTCTGTCTTGCGTGCCATATCGTGCAACTCCATCATAATTGCACGTAGCCCAGCCCATTCATTGTCTGTTTCGGCTGCAACATTCATTAAGTTATCAATGATAATTAACTCAGGTGCTATTCCATACAGTTCAACGTAGGCTTTGATTTCTAATTCAATGTCATCTAATGATGGACTTGAATCAAAGACCCATTGTATGTGCGACATCTTGTTAAGATGTTCAGCGTAGTAGTCAGGTTTGTAATCCATATTGGATTCAACTGTTAACTGTGTGTGCCCTGAGATCTGCGCTGCAGATCGCATTAACACCGTAGCAGTATCAGTATCTGCGGAAAAGAAAAGTGTTGGTACCTTTGCCTTGATTGCATAGACAAGAGAAAACATACTCTTACCAGCATTAGGGGCTGCAGCAACCATACATACTTGCCCTCGTCTAAACTTAATGGACTCACTAGCCAAACCAGTCCATACATCAGGCAATGGCACAGCCTTAATAGTGCTGGTGCCCAATGCCCTCTTTAGATCAAGCAACTTTCTCATCCCCTCCAAGATTTATTCTGCGTTGTCTTCTCATCACGCGACGTTCACGTGGTGCAAGCCCACCCCATATACCGTGCTGCTCTTTGCGGATTCCCCACTCAGCGCATTCAGTTCTATGAATACAAGTCTTACAAATTGACTTCGCAAATTGAACATCTGCTGGACTTACTAATCCCTTTTCTTTTTCAGGGAACCAGAAGTCTCCACCTACCTGTGCACATAACGGGTTCTCGTACTCACGAGGTTCCCGCATCCTATTATCGTAGGAAGATAGGGTCGCACTTATCTAGAGCACCCTTTTGTGCAGAGCACATCCAGGCTTTCCAAGGTCCACGTGCTGATACTCCATTACGAAATGCCATATTGCCGTGCTTGCAGGTTGGTGCCTGTCCTTCTGTTACTACTGGAGCAGGTGCTGCTACTGGTGTTGCATTAAAAGATTCCGCAACTGAAGCAACTGTTGGTGCTGGTGTTGGTGTACCACCGTGTAAGTCATTACCTGTTGTACGGATTAGTGTTGCCACCATTGAAAGATCTGTTAGACCTACCTCTAAATCCTTTACATCTGTTGCGTATAGATTGATAAGCGTTCCATCATTTAACTTGTAATTGATTTGGAACTTTGTGTTCTCGTTTGCAGCCATTTACTTTCCTCCAGTTTGTTTGATTTGTAACCGCTGTGATTCATTACCAAACTTCTTAGGTACAAACCCAAGTAGTTTTTCTACCTCTTCACTGTCAATACTTTCACGACCCTTGACAGTTGTCCAACTGACTTCTATCCCGCTAGGTGTTGTACCTAGTAGTCCCTCGAAAGAAGCCTTCAATGAATCTTGGTGCTTTTCTAACTCTTTAATCTGCGCTGCTAACTGTAGATACAGCAGTGCGTTCCTGTCAATATCAGCATCATCAATGATTACATCATTGACTGCCGTATGTTCTTTTTTTATACCAACGCATCCCATCTCACCTGATGCGTCGTAGAACTTACAATAGAACTTACAGTAACTAGCATCGCGTTCTGGATCTGGTGCCTCTGTCGCACCCTTGATTGATGCTAACCAGTTCAATGCCTGTAGTGCAATGCTCTCATCGTAATCTTCTGTATGTACCTTGACATCACGTTCATCACCATCACGTGCTATAGCAACTAGAGATACACGCTTTACATCGTGACCATTCTTTGCTAACAGGTAGCCGTATGTCTGTACTTGCCAACGCTGTTGTGTTGATGGGAAGTATAAAAGGTTCTTAACCTTACTTGTCTTCCAGTCAATGACATCACCAGTACCTGGTACATAGCAGTCAATGTGTGCCTTCATACCGTTGTATTCAACAGATGTTTCGACCATCACATCAGGGTTATCTGCTAGTGCTCGTTCAATTTCTGCGTGGATAGCAGTACCCATAATGGCTGCTAACTTCATCTCGTTCTCATTAGTTTCAGGTTGATCGTTTAATCTGTACCAGACCTTACGACGACAGCCACCTAACTCTGATGGACCAATCTGTACCTGTGTAGATCGTGAACGCTTCGCATCCCCTGCACGTAGTGCAGTAAGTAATAGTTCTTTCGGGTCAGTACTCATACCGCTTCCTTCCCTGCTTGATCGTGTAATAGGAAAGCAAGTCTACAGGCTTTCCAACCCTGCTCAAACCAGTAGTGTGCAGCGTATTCACCTGTTGCTATAACTTCTTTGAACTCTGGCTTTACATAATCGTATGTATTAAACTCCATCAAAATTCCAGTACTACAAAAAAGAATACTAGATCAATGCTGATGCGGTACTTGTCAATAAAAAGTCCAACACTTATCTGCTTGAAGTTGTAGCCATAAGATAGCCACGTCTTCCCTACCTTTTTTTCTTTGTACATTCCTACACCCTTTCCTGGACTACTAACTGTATGGGCTTACCAGTGTTAGCGTCAAGGACCGACGCAATCTCTACGGCTTTACGGGCGTGTCGTTTTGCGTACTCTACGTCCATATCAGGTTTGATAATTGAAGACAGGTAGCCAAGAGCAAACTGCCCCCCACTACCAATGCCATACGTTCCGTGATTTGCTTGGAAAAAAGAGAGATCACAAGCAATACGAAAGATATTACTGTTAAAAGCAATGAGATAATCGAAGCCACCATCTTTGTCCACCTTGTTGTAGTCGTAGTTGTTGTCGGTAAATGCTTGGTTGATACTGGGTATAATCTTCCTACCCATAAATTGTGCTGGATCCTCACCGCGATAAAGCGGTGGCTTCCAGTTGTACGAAAGTATATCTCCTGGTCGTGTATCACCTGAGATACCTATTAGAAACTTGCCAACCTCAACGATCTTAGGTGTACTAGTTGCTAACGTCACGAGATTATCTTCTGTGATCTGTGAATCTGCTACTAGAACTGCGTAGTCAATTCCTTCTATCGCTGCGATGGTTGTCATACTGGAATCATACTAGAGATCGGCGTGTCGTTGCGTTAGCAACGCTTACTAGTTATTACAATATGAGCCGTGAGGCGAATAAAACAGGGTGCCCCAAGGGGGCACGATGGTATGGTACTGACTGTGCGGTTCCGTCTACCAAGGCTGCCAAAATTCAGGGCTAAACTACCAGAGAAATTTGGTACTGACCTAAGAGGTTTGGGTCCAGTACACGTCTGTCCTTGTGGCTCACAAGTCTTTTCTATAATGGCATCCTTTGAGGATCACGAACTGGTCTGGTACTTCCTTGATGGTACCTGTGTTAATTGTGGCAACATCGTAACTGTTCCTTGTCCAGTAGATAAAGATGAAGCACAGACTTTCTGAGATCAATGAAGAAGAACGCACAGGAATGTGCACTGTTTGTGGCCCCACTAAGTTAAAGACGCGGGATAAATCAAAGCCAGTAACAGGTAGATACAGATGCAATACCATATACAAGATTAACCAGATGAAGGTTCGTTCTCCTTACCACGCATACCGTAAGGACTACTGCGAGGATTGTAACTTCAAGCCAGTACACATCAGTCAATTAGATGTAGACCACGTAGACGGTGACCGCTTTAACAATGACCCAGCCAACCTGAGAACTCTCTGTGCTAACTGCCACAGGCTAAAGACTCATCTATCAGGGGATAGCAACTCAGGTATGAATTAGTTTTGTGGCACAAAAAAAGAAGCCCCCATCCCCGAAGGAATGAGGGCCTCTTTCTGCCTCGCGTTAGTGGGTTACTTAGACCCACGTCCAAACTCTGCATTCTTGGGATCCAGTGCCTTAAGCAGTGGACCTGCGATAGCAGCAAGTGCTGCTGATGCTAAAGCCTTTGGATCTGACACACCCGCAAGGTACAGGGCGATTACTGATGCAATTCCAGCACGTAAATAAGTTGCTGCCATTGCCTTTAACTTTTTCTTATCCATTAGTTCTCCTTTGGACTTGTTGGTTCTTTCTTCTTAGGTAAAGGTTTAGGTAGATTAGCCTTTACCTTATTGACAACCTTTGGTTTACCCAACCAAGGGAACCAAGGGGAAGTGTCATCTCCACATCCTTCTTTAATTGAGATGTGAAGATGTTTGTTGTGTTTATTGGACCCTGTATATTCACGGTCCCCTTCTTTAGCACGATCTGCTGACCAGATCTTGCCCTGAAAAATAAGATACTTAACACGCTTGTCTGCCTTGAGTTCTTCGAATAGGTTAAGGCAATCAATGCCAGCCAACTTATCGTGGGTTAGATCTACTGCGTATCCAGTATTGTGATCTGAGTTAGGACTCTGACTAATGTGTGCTGCTGATGGTAGTAATCCATCCGAGGCTTTCTTACGCTTCGGACGAAGTGCTGTCGCTTGTCGCAGGACAGCAATAGCGGCAGGTGTGGCTCGTTTGGCAATCATCGCAGATATCACTCATTTCTTTTGTATCATCATCTGATAGAGAATTTCTACCTTGGTTTCTAATCTTGTAACGGAATCTTTTAGGCTTGATCCAGAATTGGGTTTAAGTTCATTGAGGTAATGCTTAACTAGCCAGCGCACTGCGCCGACAAAGCCACCAATGATTGTAAATACTGCAACAGCAACTGTTGCATAGTCTTGTGCCTGCATTAGACCGTCCTAATTGTTACTAGTAGCGTTCCGCCATAGCCAGAGAATCGTTTGTCCGATGGCGTAGCATTTCTAAAGTCCAACTCTTCAATCAACCCAATGTAGGATTCACCAGTTCTAAAGTCTTCGACTCTGATGGTGTCACCTACGTTTTCAATAGATTCCAATTGACTCATACGAACATAGGCAGAACCTTCATAGCCAACCTCAACACCAAAGTGATCTGACTCGTGGTCAAAACAAGAAAGTGGATACTGGATCAATCGCTGACGTGGGATAGCAGGCAACGCTTTGATCTGGTAGCCAGTAAACAATGGCCCCTTAGATGTATCAGTTGATGAACGAGTCAGTGTGAACTGGAAACCTAAGTATTCCTGTGATGCTTGAGGATAGTTAATGTTAATCTCTGGAACTGTTGACTCTTGTGCAAAAGTTCCAATGCGATAGAAGTTATCGGCATAGTCAACGGAATCAATCAATAGCCCACCATTGGTGGTATCAACACGAGCCTGCATCAACTTAAAGATCTTGAGTTCTAGTGTGTTGTATCGGACATAGCCTGTACGGATAGTTCCTTCTGCCAGCAAGGTAGACGCTGACTCAATATAGATATCACCATTGGTTCCATTGCCAGCGTTACAGAATGCAAGGCGGTTGGTATCGCCAAGGAAAGCACAGGCTGTTGTGTAACTAAGTAATGTATCTGCTGGGTCGTAAAGATCCCAGGCATAAGGGAACAAAAGTTCCT